CGGCAGGTCGATCCGCGAGAACAGGGCTGCGACCTTGCCGGCGGCACGCACCTTCTCGTGCATCGATGCACCAATGCCGGTCGGCACCCACTCGGTGCCTTCGGCGGAGGTGTCGACGTCGAGCGCACGGCACACTTCCTGCCAGCGGCCCTTGAACGCCTTGTGCGACCGGGCGACGTTGAAGCCGTCGGCCGAGGACTTGGCGGACTTGTCGACCAGCAGACCGAACAGGGCCATGTCGGCCACGGTCTGCTGGAAGCTGCGGATCACCTGTCGGTGCTCGGGCATGAACTCGGTGATGCGCGGCGCCAGCGCGGCAACGCCGTCAGCGTTGCGGATCACGACCTGCTCGACGGCGTTGCGGGCCACCGAGTGCTGACGGAACGCACCGGTCTTGTCGAAGTTGCCGGCGGCGACCGTTTCGTTGGTCGCCCACAGCAGGGCGTCGAGGTTGTGGCCGGAACGGACAGCCTCGCCGCCGGTGTTGATGTGGGGCACCGCGTAGTGGCTGCGACGTGCTTCATGGGCGGCGACACGCACGGCGTCGCCTTCCACTTCGCTGGCACGGGTGATCTGCGAGTCGAGCCCGTCGGTACCTTCGATCGCGGCAACGGCCGCGTCGTGGGTGGCGCGCTCGGTCTCGGTCAGCGGGCGGGCCGCTTCGGTGGCGGTGCGGATGATGTCGTCGATGATGTCGAGCTGCTTGGCGCGCTCGTCGATCAGCATTTGCTTCGTCTTCATGGGGGGAACCTTTCGGGTTAGAGGGTGCGGCGGCGCCGGTTGGCGTTTGCCAGTTCCAGTGGTTCCGACAGGCCAGGGTCAGGCGAGTCGACAGGCGCCGGCGGCGGGGTCGAAACGGGGACCATCAGGGGGTCGTCGCCGAGGTCTGGCACCTCGGCGAGAAGCGCGGCCAGCTCCCGGCGCTCGTCGGGGGTGAGCTCGCCAACCTGGGCGAGCAGCTGAGATCGGATCGACACCAGGCCGGCATCGACGTAGGCGGGGTTCGGGGTCGGCCCGTACTCGCGCAGCCCGAGCTGCAGCCGCTCGATCACCGGGCGACCGTTCGGGCCGTTGCGGGTGATCGTGCGCGACTGCATCGTGGCACCACGGAACGACTGGCCGCGGATGGCTCCGTCGGCCCACAGTTGGAGCATCTCGTCACCGAGTTCGGTCTGCGCGTACCGGGTGCGCGTCAGTAGGCCGTGCCCGTCGGGCTTGATTTCCAACGGCACGCCGATCGGCACCGAGTAGCGATCCGATGGGGTGCCCCACAGGGTAAGCCCGTGGTTGAAGTGCACTTGCACGTTGCCGAGCGAACCTGAGCGGGAGAGCACCTTATTGAACGCTGCAGGGTTGATCTGCTCGTCGTAGTGCCCGTCGTGGTCGCGGATCTCGGCCTGACGGTTGAACGCTGCGGCGTAGGCGGCCACGGTGCGGCCGTCTCCGGTGCGTTCGATCTCGAAGTCGAGCAGCGGCACAGTGCGCGTGATCTCGATGCGCTCGGTCATGGTGCGACTCCTTCGATGGGTTCGCCGAGTACGGCCATGTTCAGCGGCCGCAGGTAGTAGTCGAGCTCTGGCGGTGATGCCAGGTTCTCCTTGCGGGCAGCAGTGCCCGGTGTCATCCATCCGGCGTTGATCGCTGCTGTGTAGAACGCTGCCCGGGCGGCGCTGTCGCCGCGCAACATGCCCTCGAGGACGCCCTCGATGAAGTGCTGCGCCGGCACAAGGTCGCCGTCAGCGTTGATGGCCGCCTCGATGCGGATCACCCACGGGCGAGTCGAATCGGTCACTGCCTCGATCGCCTGGTGTTCGATGTTCGAGAACGTCGCACGGGACAGGTCGTAGAGCTTGTGGGGTGGGATGCGCAACATGCGCGACACCTCGGCCACGCCGAACTGGCGGGACTCCAACATCTGCGCATCGTCTGCCGACAACGAGATCCGCTGGTAGGTCGCACCCTTGGACAACACGCCAGTCTTGTGAGCGTTCGTGAGCCCGTTGTGGAACACGTCCCACTCTGCGCGTAGGCGGATCGCCTCGTCTTTGGTCAGCTCTTGAGGGACCGAGATCATCCCGCCGACGTGGGTGCCGCCGCTGAACCAGCGGCCCGAGTAGTCGTCCGCTGCCGCTACAGCGCCAAGGGCGTCGCTGAACGTCTGAATCGGGTTGAGGCCGATCCTGCCGTCGTAGGCGAGGCCGGGGATGTGCAGCACCTCGCGGGTCGTGTAGATCGTCTCGTCTCGGTCGATCAGGAACCGCTTGCGCCCGTCGGGGGCAACACCAACCGTGATCCGGTCGGGGAACAGCTCGCGCAGCCCGACCACCTGACCGACATTGTTGCGGACCTTGAACGCATAGGCGTTGCCCTTGTGCAGCAGCGACATCATCCAGTGCTCGACGATGCCGTACCATGTCTGCTCTGGGTCCGGTGATGCCATCCACGGGAACGCAGCACGACGCTCGCGTTCATCGTCGCCGATCCGCATGTAGTGATGCCACGGCAACCCGGCGACCGACTCCGACAGGAAGCGGGCGCCTGAGTACCAGGCGGTGATACCGAGCGCTCGTCGGGGGCCAACGACAGTGCCAGACTTCGACGTGAACGATGAGCCTGTCCCTCGGCCCAACAGGTAGCCGAACTCTTCCATCGTCACAGGGTCGGCGCGGTGTACCTCAATGCCTTGGCCGACAGCGGCGATTCGGTCAAGCAGCGCCATCAGCCATCACCGCGCACTGAGGCCGGCGACGCCTTGGCGCGCGCGTCGGCGATGCCGACCTTGCACGCTCCGACAGCAAACAGCACGCACACGTAGACCAGGCCCAACACCCAGCCCAACACGTAGAACGGCAGAGCCAGCAGGGTCAGCAGCAACTTCGCAGGACGGACACTTACGGCGGCAGCAGCGACCCGCTCGGCGAACTTCGTGTGCTCGTCATCAGCCATGCCAGGCTCCCTTCACAACACAAACGCGAACGCCGACGTGACCACCGGCTCGGCCAACGTCTCCACGGCACGCACCGCCGCGGTCGCTGCCAGTAGCGCGGTCACATCCGTGCGGGCGCCGGCCAGATCCCATTCCCAGCCGTCGCCCACCTCGCGACGGAACGCACCACGCACCGAATCCTCGAGCAGCAGATCACCAAGGTGCACGATCTGCGCATCGCCAACGGCACGCACGAACGCCGCACACGCCGCACGCCACTCCAACCCGTTCAACGGCACCGGCTCAGAAGTGGCACACAGCGCGGTCGCCCGCTGAATCTCCGGAGCAAACGCCCTCGATGGGCCGTTGTTGTACCAGGCGACCGACGACGGCTGCCAGGTCTGCACGAACTCACGCAACCGGGCCTCGAACCGCCACAGCTCGGCGTCACGTACCAGCGTTTCGACATGCACCCGGCCGGCAGCGTTGCGACCAGCAACCACGAACGACGCCGACAGACCGTTCAGTCCGACGCCGACACCGATCACACACGGGCCCACGATCTGCGAACTCGCATCCACCAGCGTCGAGCTCATCCACACCTCAGGCGCAATCTCCGACGGGCGCACCTCGTGCGTCAACTGCGGCGGGTCCACCCACCGGTTCATGTACCCACGAAGGAAGCCAGGCAGGCCCGGCTCGTACCCTTCATCGTCCACCTCGTCAGGGTTGGCGAGCGCCTTGTCGAGTCGCGTCGCCAGCTTCGCAGCCTTGATCGAGTGCCCCAGCGCCGGCAAGTACTGCGCCCACTGCTCGGGATCGTGGTAGTCGGCATCATCCGGCAGCGACCATTCCAGGTAGCACGAACGCGACGGCCGGCCCTCAGTCACCGTGCGCCGACCGGCAAGCACCTTACGCCAGAAGAACACGCTACGAGCGTTGCCAGCCGTCGAAATGATGTACGTCTGCGCACTCGTGCGGGTGATCGTGGCAGCATCGACCGCCTGCTCTACCAAGTCGTTCTGATGGGCGAACGCCTCATCGATCACCGGCATATCGAGCACGTCACCATGCGACCCGGTTTCGGTCGGCGCCGCCACCTGCAAGAACGACCCGGTACCAAACAGGATGTGCTCACTGCCGTTGTTGAGCGACGGCTTCCAGTCCGTGTCGCGCTCCGGACGGGCCCGCGAGTGCGGCACCTCACGCAGCCCGGTCGCCCGACGCACCAGCGGGATGATCTCGCGCTCCAGCTTCAACCGGCCAGCGTTGCGCGTCTGCGCCAGATACGTGACCGTCTGCGGTGTGCCCAGCCGGCGACACATGTGCAGGCAACGCCACACCATCAGCGCGATCAGTAGCGTGGTCTTGCCGCTCTGGCGCGGGACACTGATCACGACCTCTTCGTAGAACAGCTCCCCCGTGTCGGGATCGACCTCGAGCGCAACATCAACCGCGTGCTGCTGCCACGGCATCAGCGGCTTGCGTAGGCGCCTTGCGACCTCGCCCACCTCGTGGCCGAGCGTCACCCGCGACAGATCGCGCGGCGTCCCGAACCGCGGCAAGATCAGCAACGGCACTGGGGGTGATCCATCCGGCATCGGCTTCGCCATCGTCTGCAACGGCACGCCCCTTTGCGATCAGGTCATCGAGCAGA